AGATTGCGTTGGCATCTGAGCTGCCACAGCCGTCACAGGGGACATGCGTTATAAACTCTGAATTGCTCTCGATTAGTTCCATTGTAGTCTCTCTCGACCTTAATTTAAGTGTGTGTGTGTGTGTGTGTAGGTGTGCAGACACCACACCGGGATCGTCGCCAAACGTCTCCTTTGTTTTGTTAAGAAGTCCTGATGTGGTGTCTGCGGCTCGATTAACTCTTCGCTTCGTCCAGCCATTCCGCCGGGATGACTTTATTCGCATACTGAAACCCGTTTTTTAAACAGTATGCTGAATAAGTCGTCGGGCTTTTGGGATAGAGCCGGGCATTCTGATTGCTGAAGACGAATCGGATATCGAGTTCTGGGAGCTGCTCCTGGATGAGGAGGTGTTTCTGCCTGTCTTTAACGTCCCAGATACCCTTGCTCTCTATGTAGAAAAAGCCGCCTTTCTTGGGCAACTTAAAATCAGGGGTATAGCGACTTTGACGCTTAGGGACTTGAAAGAAATAAGTGTCTTTCTCATAAATAACTTCAAGACCAGCTTCTTCTATCTGTTTAGAATGTTTATCCTCTAGACCAGATCTAAAAGTCCGATGATTGTGACGTCGATTGTGTACTTTCATCAGCTAAACCTCCAGCTGCTGCTTGGTCAAAGCCGTCTGGCTTGTATTCGTCCATAGGCTCAAAACCATCATCTCCATCATTATAGTCTGAGTTGGGGCCTACAGCCTCTAATATTTGGACCTTGTTCATATACAGCCCAGCTCCTTTTTGAGAGCCATTGTTATATGCTTTTATGATACCTTTTAATTTTATGAGAGACCCACCCCATAACTTGGGTTCGGTGTCCTCTAGTATCACCTGCCCATCCCAACTCCGAAACTTAGGTTTAAAGACACTGGTAAACCTAAACTCAATCTTACTTGGGTCTTCCTCATCTACTGCGTAGGGAATTCTTATGTTCTTGGGCCACTTTGGTTTTGGTCCGAACTCACTCTCTAAGACTTCGTCGATTGCGGCAGTTATCGCCTTTGCTTTATTCTGTTCGACAATGAGCCTGGTCTTAAACTTCCCATCCGTATCGAACTGGAAATCTGCTGTGTTTAAGTAGGGGTACTTAGCCCTGCCCTCTGGTGTTACGAATTTCTCTCCTTTTGGATTTGCCATCGGCGTCTCCTATTTTCTCAAGAGGCAAGGTTAAATCAAGATCTAAATTGAGTGCTCTTGATTGCTCAATAAGATCTTCGGTTAGTGTCTCTCCCTTTGCGATGGCATACCTAATTTTATTCAGCAGCCGCTCTCTTGGGTGCATTTTAGCGTCCTGTTTTTAGTTATTACTAATGGGTAGACACCTAGGAAAAGCAGAACTCGCTTTCTAATACTTCAGTTAAATCCAATGTCCCTTTTTGTGGGACTGGTAGAAGTCTCTCAGTATCTGGGTTGTCTAACTGCTCTTGGACTTGGCGTCTAAACTCCGTCAAGACACAGTGGTGAGCATACTGATCGACAAACGTGTCCCGGACGTGGTGATAGAGGTCCCAGGTCTTATCACAGCTTGTGGCAAAGCTATCGTGGATAACCATAAAATCTTTCACACCATGATCGAGCATCTGTAGGATCGTTGAGCCCATGTGGGAACTGTCAAAACTGTGAATGAGATTAGCACTACAGCTGCTCCTTGATTTTCTCTTAGAAACCTTGCGATCAGGCGTGTCCTTTGCCCTGAGTGTTACAGTGACACGTTTCTTTACTTTCATCTCGCGATCATAAAGATAAGGTCTTATCTTAAGTTGTAACCATCCTGTGTAGTTCTGAAAGACCGGGAAACCAATTGGAGTTCTCCAGCTTAGGTGCTTCCCCTCATGTGCGAGGGCCGACGATGCAGACTGGATGAACTTCATGCCGTCTTTAACTGAAGTTACAACCTTCTCTATGCTCTCAAAGCTCAGCCTAGCTAAGTACTTACAATGCTTCTCCTGGGAAGATTGACTGCCAAAGGGGTGCTCGTTCCTCAGTCCATTACGACGCTCGGTGTCTAAGGTTTTCATAAGATCTTCGAACAGCTGGTCTGCCATTCCGTATTGACCGGATGAATAACCGTACGACATACAGTTACGCTTCACAGTCTTTCTGTCGACACCAAAAGACAGCCACTTCTTAGCTAATGGATCTTCCTCATTACTTAGTAAAGAACTCTTAACCTCGTTAGCTACAATTTGGTAAACGTCAGCAATAGTGTCAGTCTTCACTAAATTAACGAGGGCTCCGTCATCACGGGACAGAAGCATTGCACTAAAATGCTGAATGCCAGAATTAGAGCCATCTAGATTAGGTGCTATGTGGCAGACGTAGTCTTCACCCTCAGTAAGAAACCCGACATATGCCTGGCACGCTGCTAAGAATGCGAAGGGCTTGTCGGCTTTCGACCAGATATCGAAGCTAGACTTAAAGTCAGTGCCACACTGCATAATCATGTCTTGGTTCTTCTCAGTCCACTCAGCTCGTTCTATCAAAGGTCGTTTTGAGATCTTCTCAAAGTCACCACTATTTGCTAAATGCACAGCTAACCATCCAGAACCATCAGGTCCAAGAGGCTTACCTCGTCCTAGCTCAATCATAGATCTAATGTGGTCATCCCTATGATAGTTAAAATGACTGATAGGATACATCCTAGATCTAAAGCAGAAGTTCCAAGGTATCCAAAACTCACTGTAGTCTGACATCTCTCTAGCTGTCGCCAGATCTTGGTTCATCACAGTAATGTCGACATCAACACCTCGGTTTGCTGTGTGGGCAGTTCTTCGCATTACTCTTAAGTCATAACGCTCCTGGGGTGATAAGCTTTCATACTCGTCAAACTTAACCTCAGGGATAACTTGGGCTCTTTTAGTTGGGAACTTCCCGAATACTTTAGTATTGTCCCAAGCCCATTCTACAGCGTCGACAACATACTGGTTAATTCTCAGTGGTGTAGCTTGGATAGCATTTAATGCTTCTACATATGGTGGAACCCGTCCCTCTAAAGCATACAGTTTAAAGTCGTTTTCAATCTGCTTGTTCTGTCTGTAAGAAGCCTTTCTCACTAAAGGTACAGACTTAGCTAATGCGACGTCCAAGTAGCACCCAGTGTCTACAGACACCCAAGGTTTAGGTGGGGTTATCATTGGTCCTAGAGCTGGCTCAGTCCAAGATGCATCGAAAAGCTTTTGATGTAGTGCGTCTCTAGAGAACTCAGTCAATCCAATTACACGTCTAGTTTTCTTAGGAGTTCCACCGTCATAAATCTCAAAAAGATCGGTGGCTTCTAAGACTGCATTTAAGACGTGCTGAGCGACTAAAGCCCTATGATCGTCTTGCCATTCTGGGACTTTATAACCTTCTTTCTCAGCTCTACGTTTAGCTTCGAAGATCTTATAGTGTAAGGGATTACCTGTCTTAGATACTTCAGTTTCTAACGACACAGAAAAAGCCTTATTAAACCCTTTCAAACCTGATGCCCAGATCTCAAGCTCTATCCTACGACCAATACGAATTAACGTAGTTGTGTAGCTCGTCTGAAGCATCGACCCATCCCAACAAGAGTTAAGACCTATATATGCTAAGTGACTTGTGTCCACTTTAGTTAAATCTGAAATACCTTTAGTTCTTCTTTGTTCTCTTAAGTCACTTTGGTAGTTCATAAGTTTACTTAAGTTTTCTTCGACAGCTGCGAAAGCATCCTTAATAATACTATGAGCTTCATTACTTGTTAAGGAAGTAACTTTAGATTTGTTTACTTTTTCATTAAACTTGCTTCTTCCCACCTCAATCATCTTAGTCTCACGAATCTTTTGTTCGTTTTCTAAAGATATACTCATGCCTCTCCTTCTCCCGATTAGTTATTATCATTAGGGTAGACACCTAGGATTTCTCCTTAGTGATTCTACCTTTGTTCTCGTTTTGTACTCAATTTAAATTGACAAGTCTAAAACCAAATTAATTTAAAGACTCATGAATATTACAATCACACCGAAGCATATGCTAAAGAATGCCATTGCACCTATAATCTCCCTAATCATGTCATGGGTCCCCCTACATAAGTTTGTCCGGTGACATGATGCTCTCCCAATTCTCCAGAGTTATATCTGCCTAGCTGTTCCATAATACCGCTGACACGTTCTTCCTTGTGATGGACGTACTTCTCAGTAGTCTTAGGATCTTTATGCCCTAGGATCTTACCTACGGTGGAGATGTTGATATTGAAGTGGTTCACCAGATTTGTTGCACAAGTGTGTCGAAACACATGGAAGACAAAGTCTTCAGTTTTAGGGATGTTACCCATTCTAAAGAACTCTTCACGCATCTTCTTCCAGGTTCTAGTGAAGGTTGAGTGGACGTAGTTGTTACCACCTAAGGTTTCAAATAGTTCCCTGAATGCGGCTCCAGCTTCTGGGTTTAAAGCGACATACCTTTCCTCACGGTTCTTAGTTTTAAAACCACCAACTACGAATGGTAAGTGAAGCTCAGTATAGTCTTCGTTAATCCAGCTGCGTTGAGTAGCAATTATCTCACCTAAGCGCATCCCGGTGTTGAGACCAATGGTAGCGTAACATTTCATCCACGGGCGTTGCTGACCAAGGTAATTCATCACTAAGGTAATCTCAGCTCTAGTGAAGAACCGATCCCGGCCTTTCTCGACCGTCTTCCATCTTACAACTGGTGGGTGGCTTAGGAGTTCCATCCCAACGGCCTCTTTGAAGGTCTTAGTGATAGCTGAAATGTATCGGTTACAAGTGTTGTTAGTGAGCCCCGCTGCTGTCAGGCTGTCGATAAATCTGTAGATGTCGATTGGCTTGAATGCATTAATTGGACGGCTTGAGTGATCTAAGAATTCGCAGAAACGAGTAACCTGTTTCTTGACGTCCTCGAAGTGTTTCCCTTCAGACCAAAAGCGGTGTCCCTGAGTGTTTATAAATTCTAATAAAGTCATTCTGTGTTCCCTTCTTGTGTAAAGGGTAGACACCTAGCTTGTGTCTTCCCCAGTTAAGGGAAGGACTGAGTCACAGAATGTATCAATTACTCTTTCTAGCTTCTCATCCGGTGTTGATTTTGCATCTTGATTACAAATCAATTGCTCTACCGGACTGAGCTATAGGGGCCATGTACGCGATTCTGGACTAAAAACTGTCCTTCCGTGAGTAATTGATATATACTTGTGACACGGATATCAAGACCCTAAATGACGATTTTTGGACTAAAAATGAGCTTAATTAGGCAGATGATCAATTGTTTCCGTAAGATGCGAAAAAAAGCGACCAACCAAGTTTCCTTAGTCAGCCGCTTTGATTCGTATATTCTTATAGCATTGATAATGACTGCTCGTGGGTCTCCTTGTTACGTCTCGTCCAACCCTTGATGAACATTGGTTTATTTAGATTCTCATAGAAAGACATACGTGCCGTGTAGAATTTGCCGATGAGTTCCTCCGCTTCAAAATCTGCCACCGCTTGCAAAGTTTGTGGTCCGATGCCGCCATCAGCATCAACCCCAACGATCCGCTGGAGTGTCTTAGCAGACCTGCTGACACCAGAGTTCACAGCGAAGTCGAATACCGACCAATCCAGGCCACCTGGCAGGGTGTCACATTTGGCTCTGTCCCAGTAGTTCTTCTTGTAAATCGGGGCCACTTCGGCTTCGGACAGCTTCCTCATCGTCTCTTCTGTCGACACAGTACCTCTGTATTTATCCAGGACAGCTTTAGTCACACCTAGGTTTGTCATGCCACCGGGGTCGTCGGGGTGATTTACGAAACCGCCCTCGTGCTCGAGGAGCATCTTTAGGCATTTATCAAAGTTCTCTATCATTTATTTACCTACCTTCTTTACACGTTCGTATGATCTCATTCCGCCTAATCCGAGCATACCCATTAAAACCGGAAGCATGGTTGAGGTGTCTGCCTGGGGGATGTCGATGCCGAAGCCAGCACATAGTGGGCTAATTAAAAAGTTCACCATAAATCCTAGGACACAGACCCACCCGGTCGCTGGTCTCCAGCTCGATTGAAACCAGTTTCCCTTAGCATCAGCTTTGTTCACTTCGATTTGAGCGAGTGCTATAGATTGGGCGTGTTGATCGGCCATTGTACTAAGCTCGTGGGCCAGCCTGGCTTTTTGGTCCTTGTCCTCAATGAATTGGTCTAACAGGCCTGTGACTGGGCCTATGAGTGCACTGATGATACTCATTTAGTTCTCCTTTTAATTTAGAGCTGCGAGTGGGTTCTCTAAAGCACGACGGATCATCTTTTCCAGCTTCTGCTCTAGGAGATCCACAGACTCTGTCTGCCTAGCAAGTTTTGCGTCGGTCCTATCTTCCCAGGCACCAATGAGAGAGCGTACAGTCTCAGTATTGTTTCGATTGCGAATGTCTTGTTTGTCTATGATAGCCTGGAGCCTTGATAGATCTGCTTTCTGACTGATTTTCATATCGTACAGATCCGTCTGGATAGTACTGACAGTCTCTCTGAAATTACCGATCTGCTCATTGACCAGTGCACCCGTCTGAGCATTCTGAGCTTGGAGCGTCAGTATTGATTTCTCAATATGAGTCACGGAAACTGGTGCATAATTTGCAACAACTTCATTCAAATCTACCCATCTTTTGTATACCTCAAACCCCCCATAAAGTGTTCCTATGGCTGTACTCAAAGCAATAAGCGCAGCCATGAACTTCCCGCCCGTAAGACGGAAACCAAGTCCCGATATTTCCATTGATTTTCCTTATTTAAATTGGGCGTCGATCATCTCGTTCATCAGTAAGTTACTACCAGTAAAAAAGAGATAAGCTTTCATGCCCTCTGCTGGCATCTCAGCGTCTGCCAGGGCCTCGTTGGTAAAGAAGCCACTAGGCTCTGTGATGACAGGCTGAGCAGCACTGAAGAGGCTGTTATCGCCTAGGATACTCATGATTATAAGTGTCTTCGTTTGGTTGTTACTGTCGTATCGGTCTTTACCCATTTCAGCGACAATCTTAGACGCCTTTGCGTTCTTTTGGGCGTCAGTGGCCTTTTTGACTTTCACTTTAACAACTACTTTGGGTTCTTGGGCTGCCTCTTTGACTTCCCCATCAGATACCTTGGGGGTGTGGTCTCCTTCGATAACCGCCTTTTCTTGCTCTTCGATTTTGGGCCCAGGTTCAACTCCAGCTGTCTCGAGCTCTTTTTCCAAATCTTGTTGGACAAGTTCGACATCAATGCCTTCAGCCTCAATCTCCAGTGTCGGTATTTCGAATTTAATCTCAATTGGTAGTAGTTCCAGCTCTGCCGAAACGCTTTCAAAAGTGTCATTCTGTGCTGGCCCTTCATTTATGGGGGTTATAGTGATTTGATCGTCTTGAACTTCAACGTCATTATTAATGAAAATATCTTTGATAATATCTACTTCAGTTTCCGAGACGGATGGATACAGTACTAAGTAGTCTTCAACACTTGTGATGCTCTGCATAATAATAGAGCTAAGTATATTCCAATAGATGGTTGCTGATAAATCATCAAAGACGGCGTAGGACGAAGTAAGTCCGTAGTTTACACCACTCATCACCACGCTGATGCTAGAGATTCTGTCACTAAAGTCAAAACCACCTTCGAATGTTCCAGCTGATATAGTCCCAGAGGCTGACAGTAGATCAGTGCCAGTTAGGACCGTCTCACCAGCGTAGTTTAAAGCAGTCATTGTGATACTCGCAGTGTCGTCAGCATCAACGTCAATCGCGACACTGTATGTGACACGCCCGCCTCTGCCTTCCATCTCTAGCTTCGACGTATTAATGTTATTCCACTCATACGTCGTAAGCGAGGTTGATGTTAAACCACTGCATCTATCTGTAGTTCCTAAGCTTCTGCAGTTCAAAGTCTGCGTAGCAGATCCCTTCCCACCAACGTCGTTTTCTTGATCTCCGCCAATAGAGACAAAGCCATTATCAGTGTCTAAAAGATCACCACTGGTCCCGTGTGTAACTGTGTCACTTTGAGTGTCAGTTGTTGTAGTTGTAGTTGTAATTTGGGTATTTCCTGACGTTTCCACGCCAATGACAACTGTCTCAGTGATTGTCTCAAATACACCCGCGGCACACAGTCCTGTGGTTGTTTCAGGGCAGACTTCATCCGCTACACTATAAAATGAGGATGATAGCCATAACACCACCCAGAAGCCCGCGCCAAGTGCCATTTTGCTGAGGCTCATCGAGAGGTCTCCTTTTAGATTTGAATGTCTCTTTTTCTAACTGATCTCGAACAACAGATCCGTCTGGTATTACCTCCCAGTTTTTTACCCAGAGCTCTTTTGCCTCAATCCCAATTTTACCATCGAAGGGGCAGTAGGTCGATGCTGCGTACATTGAGTCCCAGATGCGAGGATCGGCACATAATAGGCTGACGGAGGCCACCTTCATATTAAGTCCAGCGAGCATCTTCGAAAGTGCAATAAGTTGACACGTCTCATCCGTAAAAACGATGCCTGACGAAACACCAATCACCGAGGATTGGACGGCACCAGATATCCCGAATTTACAGACGTTGCTCTGGTTCACTACCCCCGGTGAGTTGGCTGAGGGGGGAGTACCTTGGATGACTGTTGAACTAACGGTGTTACTGTCAGCAGCGATTGCCTCGTAAGCACCCCAGCACCACAGGAGAACGATCACAGCACAGAGTACTGCAAAAAGTCGTTTTGAAATGTACATGTTTTAAATTCCTATGATTCTCATAAATGACGAGAGACCAAATTGATTGGCGAAGACAATTACAGCAGCTCCCACTGCAAACCACTTGATTTGGACTAAGGTTTGATGGATGCACGCCAGAGAGAACTTTAGCTCTTTAGAGACACCTCGGAGCTCTCGAATACTCTCGTCGTGCCGCTCCAGAATCCATTCAGTTTTGTTTATACGAGTTTCTATGTCCATGTAGTCTTATACTTCCAGTGATGCTAAGTGTGCTGATGATTTTATCGTTGACATATTATAAGCCCCCTGCGGTTAGTCGAGCTTCAAGCTCTTGTATTGTTTTAACTAATAGTGGCACAAGTTTACTCTGGTCTATGCCTTGGTAATCTGGGACACTACGAGTTCCCATGACAGCCTCCACGGCCTCTGTTGTGATGTTATCATCAGCATCTCTCACTTCGGCTACTGCTGCTGTTACCTCGTATTCCTCATCCCTCATAGCATCTTTAGTACCAGTGATTGCCTCTGGAACTATCGCCTGTGCTTCATGTGCTAGGAAGCCATCTACTGTTGTGGTGTCATCAGCAATGAAGTTAAACCGTGCTGGCTTGAGTTGCTTTAATCTAGTGGTTGCATCCCAGTCGTACACTACGTTTTCTTTTAGGCGGTAGTCTGAGGATGTGTTGTAGGATACACCTGTAGTTCCGTTTTGGTCTATACGCCCAATAATTGCGCCGTTATATCTAAAAACCCCATATGCGTAACCACTGGCTGTGCCGTTAATATGACCAATATCGGCATATGAAACACCATTATCAGGTTTGAGAATAATTTGACCAGAGGTAGTAGTCCCCACAAGCACGTAACCTGATGAGTCAATACGCATACGTTCTGAGCCAGCCGTAGCAAATTTAACTGTATCAGCCGTTCCACTGTACATACCTGTATTAGGATCACCGTTGAAACCGTACGTACAATAAGCTGGCGCACCTGCTGTACCTGTAGCACCATTGATACTAAAAGTACCAGCTACACCACTTTCTAATGACCCGTCTGTCATAGTAAGGCTTGCACCACCAATACCCACGTTGCCTACGTTGTCTATCGTGAGATGAGTTTCGGTGCCTTCCTTAAGAAACAACGAACGACCAGCAGGATACACAATGTTTAAATCGTTACCGCTTGCCGTTGTAACTGTACCACCAGCAGTTGTCTGAAGTGTTGCCGCCGTCACCGTACCAGTAACACCAAGTGTTCCCGTAGCACCATCGACAGTTACTTTAGTTGACCCGTTGCTCTGTATGATGACGTCATTGTTAGCCCCATCGGCATTAAGCGTTAGGTTTTCTGCTGATGATTTTATCGTTGACATATGTTACTCCTCTGGTTTCGGGTGAGCTGTTTTAATAGCATTAATTGTATCTACCCAAGTTGTCGTACTGTTCGCTTGGTCATCAAATCTCATCTCGTCTTGATTGAGTAAGTCGTACTTAGCTTTGCGAGTTCTAGCGTATAGCTGAGAGTCATAAACTGCTTGGAGTCTAGTTACTTCATTAGATAATTCTAGTGCTGTAGGTTCAGTCTGTTCTGAATCGTGCCATTCTAGTACATCTCCACGAAGTACCCACTCTGCGTTAGGCTTTAATGATTGTAATGCATCTATTGTTGTTATCATCCAGCTACCTCCAGTAAAGTTATTGTTGAAGGAGTATTACCATATTGAACTATCACATTTTCACCACTATCTCGTGTATGAAACTGCCCAGAATAAGTAACTGCTGATGTTGTACTAGGAGAGTCTAGTTTGTTTAGTGTTAAACCTCCACCAGAAACTCCAGCAGACTGAGCAAAACGGGCAGAA